TGAGTACGGCACGCGAACGGCCGCATGGAGCTCTTGCGCTAGGCCATATTCAAAAGAATAGACCGCCAACTTGCTTTCGACCGAAGCGACTGGAGAGTTGGCATCCTCGATCCATTGCAGCGATCCGCCGCCACCGCCGCCTCCGATATTCGCCCACGCGCCTGCGGCATAAACTCGAACCCTATCGACGGTCGTATTGTAATACGCATCGCCGTCAGCCGCCGCACCGTTGGCTGTCACATACGCCGCATCGTCAACATAGCTTGAAAATCCAATCGTGCTTCCAGCGTAACCGGCCGCCGCAGCCTCACTAGCCGCAGCATTGTTCTCACTAACGAGTGCCGCCGCAGCAGAGGCCGCAGCATTGGTTTCGGCTGTCTCCGCATTGGTTTCGGCCGTTGCGGCATTTGCCGCCGAGGTCGCAGCATTTCCGGCCTGAGTCGTCGCCGTTGAGGCTGACGTTGACGCAGCTGAAGCCGAGGCGCTCGCAGCCGCAGCACTGGCTGCCGCCGCCGTCTCAGATAGTCCAGCGTTAGTTTCAGACGTAGCCGCATTAGTTTCACTTGTCGCAGCGTTTGTCTCGCTTGTTGCGGCATTCGTTTCAGACGCAGCCGCGTTGTTCTCGCTTACGAGCGCAGCAGCGGCACTAGCCGCCGCCGCTACAGCATCAGCATTTGCCCCTGCGATCTCTGTCGCTGTTGGCCATAACGATACCGCAGCAAAGCCATCACCAGTGGCATTCATCATTGGCACACGATCGGCTGAATCAAGAATGTCGCTTGGAAGTGTTGGGTCAAAGAGCGCTGATGACACAGACTCAGGAAGCTTCACCGACCGATCGATCTCGTCTTGCTGCTGCTGATCGATCATCGTCTGACGATCGAACTGATCCTCGATGACTTCGGGATAGTAGGTGTCAGCGTTCCGAATATCGGTGTCTTGAGTGAGCGGAAGCTTTCGGCGAATGACCAGGACGTAACCAGTCTTCAGATCACCGTCGACATCAAGCCACGCCTGCGAAGAGTTGACGAGTACGATCGTACCGCCGGCCGCAGCTCCAACTCCGGTCACCGTGTAGTCGGTTGACTTTATGAGTGTCGTCTCAACGTCGCTTGTGTTGCGAACCGTAACGAGCAACTCGTCCTCGTCGAATACTTTGAAAGTGTACGAGTATGTATCGACGGCACCGTTTCCGGTATAGCTCACCCGACTCGTCGTTGATGAAAGTGACATCCCTTTATCCCTCCGCTGTCGAGCGTTGAGTTATACTCCACACTATCGACATGAAAATTCAAGACCAGAAGCCAAGCGCTACTGCGCAGACCCCGGTTTTCCCGTTACTAAACCTCGCGTAAAATCAATTGGACCAGTTGGATCGGCTTCCCCTTCAGACACATCAGCCAAATATGACGCAGGCTTTTGGATCGGACCCGTTGGGATTCCGGTCAAAAGACCAATGGCGCTCATCGAATCTCTGATCGCAGCCTTCTTTGACCCACCATCGGCAATCGCTTTGTACACCGATAGCGGCGACTTCACCGCACTTTCGATCATCGAAACCGCAGGACTTGTCGTTAGCTTATCGTCGTACGGCTTATCGTTTAAAGTGTTGACTGCCGACTTTACGACTGGGCCGACGATCGGAAACATTGCAGTCGCGGTCGAGAACTGACTGCTGAAGAACGTCGAGAGCATGTCGTCGAGGTACTGCTCATCATCATCCTCATCAAGGCCGCTTCCCATGGCCTTGACAAGCAAATCGGAAAGCACGGCCGGAAGCATGAAGCCCATCATGTAAATGTAGAGCAATCGACCGGCACCGCGCTTTAAGCCAAAGTCCCGAGTGGTCTTTACAAACTCAGTCCCGAGCAGATTGGCCTGCATGTTGAAGTATGAATAGAACATCGTGAACAGTCTGACGAATGGGCTGCCGCCTTCAAATCGCGACATATCCTCAGGGTTCATTGAGCCTTGAGTTTCGCGAACCGCGTTGTCGGCAGCGCGTACCGCATCTCTCTCGCTCACCCCTTGCTCAACCGCTTGGTTGTACGCTCCAGACCATACCGTCAAATCGACGAGGTTCTGTGCCGCCGACTGCATGAAGTACCCGTGCTCTTGAACGAAGGTCTTAAAGTCATCGAACTTCGATGGATTCAGCGAGATGTCATCGATGATCTTATTGACCTCCATGACCTGCGTCGCAGTCCGCGTCTCCATAAACTGAGACTTTGAAGCAACGTCTTTCGCGAAGTCGCCAGGCCCCTTTAGGTACTGGGCAAAGGCAGTTCGCAGATACTTCGGACGTACCTTCACCGCGGCAATGGTGAAGCCCGTGATCTGCTGAATGGTGTTCGTCACGTTGAAGAACATTGTCTGAAGGCCCGTGCGTTTTCGGAGCTCCTTTGCGAACGCATCAATCCCGCGCCCTGCCCATCCCTTTGAAGCGGTTGAGACGTTCTGCTGTGCCGCACGCTGAAGCCATGGCACGAGCATCTCAGCTCCGATGGTCGGATCAAGTTCGGCAAGCTTGCCGCGGAAGCCTTTATCCATGACGATGCGAGCGACCTCTTTCACCTTTGGCTCGATGTGAATGAACCTCAGAACCTTATCGAGATGCGACCCGACTTGACGCAGATCAAGCGACAGCGGCGCCGTGTATTGCTCAACCCGCGACTTCGTGAACCCGCGGCCAGTCGTTGGGAACATTGAAGAGTTATTCTGCTTTAGCATCGACTCTTGTTCTTGCCTGATCGCAGAGTCCTCAACCATCACCATGTCGGTCATCGCTGGGACGTAGCCGCCACGATACATGCCGAACGGCGTATCAAATGAGTGAGCAGTCACTTCATTAAAATAGAACCCATACATTGCCTTGTGCGCCTTTTGCGCGTCGGGCTTGAGTGACTCGTTTAGGTCCCAGACTTTTTGTGCAAAGTCGTAGTCGGCTTTTCTCAAGACACCATCGCGCCATTGCTTTGCAATGAACTCATTCCAACGGCTGCGATCAACCGTGCCGTCAGCAAGACGCTCGCCCCAATTTCGGCCAAGTAGAAGCTTCTCGAAGTTTGAGTCGTTGCCAGTGTGAAGTATCGCCGCCATGAGCTCGGCCTTGCCTGCGAACGTATAACCTAGATTTTCAGCCCGAATCGGCGTCGACAAAGAATCGGACTCGCCGGCCCATTCCTTCACGACGTCCTGCCACTGTGTCAGAACCTTGACCTTCTCGATGCGGTACTTGGCTGTCGCCTCAGAGATCGGATTCCACACATACTTTCGGAACACGCCGCCATTGTCTCCATCAACGGCAGACACCCACGACTCCACTCGACGAAGCGACGCGCGCATGCCGAGCAGTTTCATCTTCGTCTTTTCCCATTCGGTTACGGCTTTGTCGTATCCCGGCCGCTGACCCGAGTCCTTAATGGCGTCGATTCGAGATTCGAGCTCAGCCTTCACCACTTCTCGGTCAACACGCTTGCCATCGATCTCAATAGACCTGGCCTGCTTTGATAAGTCCCAAAGCGCCTTGACCGTGTCTGACATATTCGTGAACTCGTCGAACGTGATCTCGCGATACGGTCCAGGCACAAGGCCAGCGTTTTGAATGACAGCAATAGCCGACTCATAATTCTCAGGATCGTACCGCTTCATGTTCTCAAGGTACTGCTCCGGCGTCTTGTCGGTCTTACCAAGCCCATGCGCCGCAAGGATCGACCGCGCCACATTGATCAGGTCAGTGTCCCTGGTCTTTGCCAGGTCCTCGTCCTTCTGTTTCAGTTTGGCAAAGAGGTTCTCTGACTTCTCGACGAACTCTTGCGCTTCAACCGCTGCACGATAGAGCTCATAATTCAAGAGCTCACGGCGCTTTGCCTCGAATGCTCCAGCGAGATCACCTTTCGCGAGTAGCACGCCGGCCTCTTTTGCGGACTTCACTTCGGCCCGTTGGAACTGGTACGGTCTGATCTCTTCGATCCGCTTACCAGCAACAAGCTTCTGCGCCTGAGCCTTTACCTCGGCCTCACTTGGAACCCGGCGCGCAACACGCTTGATCGCATCTTTCAGTAAAGCCGGATGCTTGCTCGCTAGAAACTCAAGCTCAAAGCGCAGGACTTTGCGGCGAGGATCGGCGTGAGCTGCTTTGACTGCCTCCTCTGGGAAGCTGTTCATAATTTCATCAGGAAAGCGGATGGCCATCTCGCGCTCAGTCTCGCGCTCAACATAGTCCTTCTTTGACGGCATCTCTGAGATCGATTTGATCAGCGCATCGCCTGACTCATATCCAAGCATCTCGGCCGCGACATTCACATGGATGCCGCCCTCACGCGCATACACGTATGGACGTGGTAGCTTATCAAGAGCCTCTTTCCCAAACATCTCAACAATGGATTGCCGGTCGATTTTGATCGCCTGCACGCCCTTTGGAAGGTCTGTGCCGTCTGCCATCTTTCCGCGCTGTAAAATAGCGAGCGCCTTAAAGACTCGCATCTCGTTTGCCTGAGCTTCAATGCCAGCCATGACTTCTTTGCGCGCGACCTTGTACGCCGCTTCGCGCTTTTGCATCTCATGCTTCATGACCTTGGCCGTGAGCTCTTCGTTCGCCGCACGCTTGGCATCGTTTTCGAGCTTCTTGTATTTCTCTGCCTGCTCAGGACTCATGCCGATCTCAAGCGGATTATCAAGGAGTGACGGCTGTCCGCGCACTGCCTCGGCAAGCTGCTCATCGGTCGCCATCAATCTGTCCATGACGTTCTTGATTTCAGGCGTCAGCTCAACATCCAAGCGCAGGAGGTTCTTATAGATATTGGTCAGCCACACCTTGAAGTTGGCAAACGCCTCTCGAAGCTCCGAAGTTGGGGCCTTGCCCTTTGCGAGGTAGAGCTCGAAGGCCCTTGCCCATTGCTCATGATGCTCGGTCGTGACGTCGTCCCACGACTTCACCCCGAACCAATTGAGGATTGAGCCCATGTCGCTCTGAAGCTGGGCCGATGCCTTCTGGTCTTTTGACAGATCCTTCAGGACCTCGAGATAGAAATGCCCGGTCTCGTGAAGGAAGGTCGAGAGATCCGCTTTGGCGAACAGATCGATACGCATCGTTTTATTCGATCCTATAACGATCCTACCGCGAGGCCCGGCCTCAGATGCGTCACCTTGCTTAAACTGGCCTTGTTGCTTTTTTGAATTTGCCGATGTATCATCAGGGAACTGGCTAAGGGTAAGAGCGGAAAGGCCTGCCGCCCCTTGGGAGACATCTCCCTCGGTAATGAGGATCTGGCCGTCCTCACCTTTAGCTGATTTCTTCAATTGCTTGAGCTGTCTCTTGCCAATCTGATACCAGTTTACAACTTCATATCGGTCTTTATTGACGTTAATCTCGATCACAGAAACCTGAGATTTCTCATCTTCATGCACAAACTGAAAGTAGTTCGGTCGCTTTGTCTTTTGCGTTTGAACTACCGATGTCGGATTGTAAATCGCCTCACGCAAAACCATCTCGCCGTCTGATGGTTTAAGTTCGGGATGGTTTAGAAGATTCTTTTTCGCAACTCTTTCACTGATTACAACCGGCTTATCTTCAACGCCTAATTTTTCTAGTACCAATGGAGGAAGGCGAGGCAGCTCAACGTCGCCTTTGCCGTCTGGGTTTTCGAAGTATTTAGTGGGATCAACTGGGCCTGATTTTTTTTCTGACTGAAACAGCTCAAAGCCATGGCCGAGTGACTTAGTCTCTACTAATTGATCAACAACTGCCTGTGCAGCCGAAGATTGGAAGAGTGTTCGAGCTTTTGATCCCTGATAAAATTGCCCGCGATTCAGTGAATCAATATACCCAGAATAGAGATCGTCGATAATCTCTCGCTGCTTCTCAGTCAACGCTTCGCCCGCCGTCTGTTTGTCGATCGCCTTCAAAACGGCTTGCTTGGTGTATCCTTTATTTTTGAAGAACTCGGGAAACGTAGAGGTCCCACCGACAAAACCCTGAGCATAGCCTTCATCGTCGCGCTTCACGGTGCCTTGAACGATTTCACTATCTGAGATAACCCTTCGTAGCGCCGCAAGATTACCTACATCATAAATAATTGCGCCAGAGTCATCACGTTGGATCTCAATATCCTCCGTAGTATCTTCGCTAACGGCAGTGGCGTCTGGCTCGGATCTCACAACATCTTGCCCGCCAATATCAATAGGCCCTTCAGCCGTTTGAATCTGTAGGCCGTAGCGCTTGAACAGCTCCATTGGATCTTGCCCCGTACGAGAAGCGAGCGACAGCATCCCTTGCGCGTGAAGCAAAGACATCTGCTTCGCCTCTTTCGGACCGATCAACGGATTCTCCATGGCGACGAGCTGGTCATAGACATTCTTTTTAACTTCGCGCGCCGACACAACCCGACGCTCCTCTGGGCTCATTGCCTCAAGCGGCGTTGGCTTTGTTTGATCAGCAGCCTCAGAATCCTTTTCAAGTAACTTCAGATCTGCACGAAGAGTCTTGTCCGACTCCTCCGCCTCACGCAGAGTCATTGCCTCAGGCGCGTACTTGATGTCTTTTGCAAGACCCTGATAGTGCTCAGTCTCAACGAGGTTCGTTACGAACTTACCGAGCGGGACGCGAACATCCCCGCCAGTCTCTTTTGCCTCGGAGAGCTCCTGCGCGAAACCAAGCGACTGAGCTGCGGCGAGCGGATCAAGCTTCTTTGATTGAAAGTAGGACTCAACCGCTTCGACTGGCATGTAGACGTTTTCAACCGGCCCATCTTTCGTCAGCGTCTCGACGAGATTCTGCTGCGCCTTCGGTAGACGCTTCATGAGCTTTGAATCAAGTACCGCCTGCCCGATGGCTGTGTGAAAGTCTACGGCCCGAGTCGCTGTTTTGATCTGATGAATCCGTGCAGCAGTCATCGCGACACCGGATGGTGATGTCATCCCAACGCCTGAGAAACCGCCGATGATGCCGGCGTTTGCGATGTCTTTCGCGTAGCTTCCGAAGGTCATGTCTGGATTGGCACCGGCCGCGTAGTCGCTGAAGCTTTGAACAGCCTGCGTCGCCATCTCCTCAGATCCCTCTTGAACAAACGAGGCACCGAGGGTCTTCGCCATATCCACGATGACTTTCTTCGAGACGTCCTTGCCGTACTGTTTCGCGATCGCCGACTCCCATTTGCGGAGAAGCGGGATCGTTCCAAGGCTTTCAAACATGGCCTCGGCCGTGCCTTGCGTAATGGCATTGACCGTTGATTTGGTCGGGTCAACCCCGACGTCTCGGCTTTGATCATTCGCACTTGCACCAGTGGTTATGCCAGTTGTGACAAGTCCAGCCGTTGGTGCTCCGGCCGCAGCGAAGGCAATCGTTGTCGCTTGTTGTGGAAGGTTCGCCGCGAACTGCACCGCGAGAGACCTTGCCGCTTTTGAAAAGTCGCCAGATCCAATGAGACCAATAATGTCTGCGCTCATCTCTGGGAGCGACTCGTTTATTCCTTGCGCCTGTCGATCAGCCACGCGAGCGACCGTGTTGTCGCGAAGCCAGTCCGGTGCCGACACCTGGAGATCAGGACGGCCGACCGCCTTCATGAGTGCGTTCTGCGGAAGTGCCGCCACATCGTAAATAAAGGCAGGGGCTTTAGATACCGCAGACGTTGCCTGCGACATGCCGGACATGAGCCCGCGGTACATTGATTCCATTGCGCCATACTCTTTGATTGAGTCGGCAAGCTTCTGAGCCTGTGGCAGATCATCCTTCACAAGACCTGCGTTGTCAGGATTCCCAAGCCAGTGCGAAAGCTCCGGCGAATCCTCGATGATCCGGTCAAAGTCGACAGCTTTGGACTGATCTGACTTCGACAGTTCATCGAAGTTATTCTCGACGAACGCCGTCGGAAGCTTCATCCGCTCAGCGAGCTTCATCGCCTCGGCCTTGCGCTCAGGAACAACGTCAGAGGCCATGCGAACAGACGTCTTTAGCCTCGTGACATTCTCACGCTTCATGTCTTCAATTGCTTGCGCAGAAGGATCAATCTCGCGTCTGCCGAATGTTTCCTGCACTAGCGCGTCGAGCTCATTAGTTGCCATTTGGATTCTTTCTCAGTGCGCTCTGATAGAGCCGAACGAGGTTGTCGTCGGTGACCGGAAGCCCGGCCTTACGAAGTGCTGACTCGAATTCGCTGCGTTTATTCTTTGGAATGTCGCTGGTCTCAACTTCGAAGATCTGCTTCTTTGTATCAAAGATCCAACCCTTATCGACGACTGCCCTAGTCAGAAGGCCGTTAATTATCCGGGTTTCCTCGTCGCTTGATGGCTTCTTTCCAGTTTTCGCCTCAAGAGACTTTAGTTCCCTGTTCATCTGTAGTCTGATCTTATTCACACTCTCCGCATCTTTGCTGCCCGGCTTTGGAGAAGGATCAATGTCGGCCGCCTTGAGTGCACCATCGACGATATCCTTGGTTGAAAGAAACCCATCGAGTTCGCGGTCAGATTTCCCGTCTCCAGTGCGAAGTGACGTCTGCAAATTGACGAGCTCCTTGAACTCCGAGTCTTCCATTGATGTCCGGTACTTCTCATGCAAGTTTATTTGCAGAAACTTGTTTCTGGTTTCTGGAGTTGCGGCCATTGTCTTCAAATCGTAATAGGCACTCCAGTCCGTGCCGAGCTCACCCGACTGACGTTTTCTTGCGTACTCCTTGAGCGCACTCTTCTCGGACAGCGAAAACTGCGAAAGCATTCCTGGCGGGATCTTATTGTAGTCGCCCGTCTTGTCGATGATCTGAGATGCGTTTCTATGGAGGTCTTCGACCATCTGATTGCGAGCCATGCGGCGGTCAGAGTAGTTCTGCTTTAACTGATCGAGTGTTGCGTCGCGACGCTTTGGATCTTCGATGTCGCGCGCAGCCTCAAGTGCCGCCGCCATATTGTCGCCGTACTTGTACATGATTTGATCAGACATACGCTGGGAGTCGCCGCGAAGCGACCCCTCCTCGAGTGCCTTTTCGACAGCCATACGGTGAGAACCAGTAAAGTTCCCAGCGTTCTCGTCGAAATACTTTTTTGCAAGAAGGTCATCGCCATTATTTAGATGTCGCTCAACAATTGATGCGTGCACCTTCGACGAATTCTCTGCGACCATCTGCTCGACTTGAACTCCAGATAAGCCAAGGCGGTCAGCGTTCTTTAGGATTGCCCCGCGCATGAGCTGAATATTCTCGTTTATCTTTTGAGGATTCGTGTAATTCAAAAGTGCGTCGCTTTGAGCGGCTGAAACGAGACCGTCGGTAACGCTCTTGTCGAAGACCTCACGCTCACGACCAACGTGAACCTGTATCTTCTCGTTTAAATCAAGGCCTTCGTTTTGAATGAAACGGCCAAGCGCTTGTCGCACGCGCTCATTCGGAGCTGTCGCGGTAAGCTCAGACGTGAACTTCGAGAACTCCTCGCCAATCTGCTCTGGTAGTCCAAACGCGTTCTGACCTTTTTGATTCAGTGCCCCGGTCTTCTCATTGTGAAGCCTGTCGATTTTCCACTGCTTTAGTTTCGCTGCGTGATCGGCCAGGGAAATATCATCGGCCTTCTGTTGCTCTTTGAGCGCGATGTCCATGGCCGTATTACCAAGGCCACGAATGGCATCAACGCCCTGAGCTGCACGACCGCCGCCAAAAGCCTCAACCGAAGCCTCTTGATTCACTCTCACATTTGGGGCCGCAGCCTGCTGAACCTGTGGCTGACTATATCTTGGAACTGATGGCACGATTCCCCCTACCTGTCTGAGCGGCGATTGATTGCGTAGGCATTATCTGACGAATGATTGCCGCCGGCCCGAAATCCGCCGCTCGCATAACTTCGCGCTATGGTATCGGCAGCCTGAATGCCGCCAGTCAAAAGCGTTGCGCCTGCCGTGTTCCGCTTCCCCATTGCATCCATTTCAGCGGAAGCCCGGCCTTGAGCCCCTTGCACTCGATAGCCCCATGCTTCGCGCTGGGCATTGTTCCGAACGGTCAGCGCATCGAGAGCGCCCATTTCTGCGGTCTCGGTCTGCACGTCTTGCGCGCTGCCAGAATCGACTGCGATACCTTGAGCAGCAAACCCTGCGCGTTGGGAACCTTTGATCTGATTCGCGCGCTTCAACACGTTGCCGGCCTCAACCTCTCCGCGTTTCTCAGCGTCCTCTGCCTGCATGTTTGACAGGCGCTCATTCACGCCGGCCATTCGCTCAGAATACGCAGCTGACGCCTCAAGCCCTGCCGCCTGCTGTCGTGCTGAAAGCAGCGACGCTCCGGCCGTTAATGCTGCGATCGTTGTCATTGCGCCCATAAATCCCCCTACTTAAACGGCAAGTACCCAGCAGGCGAAACCGCCAAGATCGACATCGGTAGCGGATCAACTTGCCGGATAAACACATGACCGTTTGAGTTCCAATTTGCTTCAATATTGACCGTGGCAATCCCTGTCTTTAGAGCCGTCGGATCACCGTACATTTCAAGACCGCGAAGCTTCAGTTCAACAAGACCCTCGAGAAGATCAGTGCCGGTTGGCTCTTGCCGTCCGACGAATAGACCAGCCGACTCTTCGAGATGTACGGTCAGTCGATTCACAAGCTTCTTTTTGTCTGACAGCGTTTCACCTTCGGCCGTGTCGATGTCGAGTGTTTCAAGGTCTGCAACGTACGGGATGCCAACATGGATCACCCCGCGAGCTTCACTTAAAGTCACAGTCCCATTTGTCACCGTGACGACCGTGTATGCTGGATTATTTGGTGACGCGACAACAGCGCCATCGGCCAGGATTGAAACGTCAAGGCCCTCCAGGTGCCAAAGCCCAGTCAGTTGATCGACGGCTCTGGTCCATGTGGTTTGAGCTGAGCTTCGAAGAGACGCGTCAACCGTTTGGTGCGGTGTTACCGAGACGACGGTGCCGCTCGTGTAGGCAGTGATCGTGAGCCTGAGTTCGTTGCCGTCTGAATCGTAGAGGTAAATCTTGTTACCAACGTCGGCCGCCGTAAAGAACGACGCCGATGCCGTGAGCGTCAGCGTTTCGTCATACGTCCAGTTGGTGCCGCCACTTAAAGTCATGGTCGTGGCAGTATCGTTTCGGCCGTCGTAGGACAGGGCCGAATCCATAAAGATCATGTCTTTTCGGTCGTCGACCCGACGCTGTGTCAGGCGCTCAATGTACCGAACCGACCGACCGTCTATCGTTCTTTGGACGACGACATAGACCGCATCCTCAGTGCCCTCAGGCACGACGCAGACGTTCTCGACAAGCCCGCCATCAAAGTCGTGTCTTGCCCATCCGAGGATCTGCTGTTCTCTGACATAGGTGAGCGAAAGTAGAGTGCCGTCTCCTCGGACAGCCCATACAACTGAGTGCGGAATTGCCTGATAAGCCCAGTCGTCGATTGTGTACCCGTCGATAAGATGAGCTGCGAATATTGTGAGGTCATTGCCGCGATACCCGTCAACCTGATAGTCGAAATTTAAGTCTCGAACCGCTGAGCCTCTGGCCTGTACGTAAAGTGCGGTCGAGTCTATCAAAAGCGGCGCAAGTGTCGAGGCGCCGTTTTTTGAATACTCCTTCGGGTTAATGGCGAAGGGGGTCAGAACGCCGCCGTCGCCTTGAAGTGCGAACTCCGATGAATTCGTGAAAACGACTGGAGAGCCGAGGTCGATGATATGCCGTATTTCTGCGACTCGATTTCCGGCGAGTGAAAATATGACCGCATCGCTATCACTTGTTGGTTCATACTTATAAAAATTTCCATAGTCTGACGAAGCGGAGAGCCATGCTGTTTCTGTCTCATTGGTTGACGATGCAAACGCTCGGCGCTGCTGAGTTAATCCAACAACCCCCGGGTAATTTCCGGCCGACGCAAGTATGTCGCGGGCAACTGGTAGAGGGGTTGAGGTATCAACAGGAACGCCAGAATCATCGAAGCCAGAAGTTCCCCCGCCGGTTTCGTAGAATCCCATAAAATAAAATGGGCCGCCAGATCCGTACGTTGACTTGTAGACGTTGATCCCAAGGATGTCGTAGACACCATCACCGTCTGTGGTCCAACTAATTGATGCCGGTGTTCCTGTTGAAGGCGTGATCGACGTTCCCAGCGCCGGCGAATACGGCGCACTCTCTGCCCCGTTTTTTCCAACAAACGTCCACGTATAGTAGGTTGTTGTTCCTGACGAGCCAATTGTCGGACCAGATGTGTATCCAAAATTTGTCGGTCCGGCAGATTGGGTGAAGCTTGAAAGAGTCCAGCTTGCATCGCCAGTTCGAGATAGCTCTCGAATCGCGTAACTCTTATGGACAAGCGTAACGACATCGGCCGACTGCGCATACTGGATCAGCGGAAGATCCGCCTCAAGGTATGGCGTGGTGATTGTGTAAATCTCCTCAACCGATCCGCCCGATGTATATGATCCGAAAGCTGTAGAATCGACGGCCGTACCGTCCAAGTAGTTGAGCTGAAATGTATTTGCGCCAGCGTTAAGGCCTGCGACCTTAAACGTGCGACCGTTCAAATATGTGCCAATCGCGCCGGTGATTCCTGAGATATAGACCTGATCGGCGTTCGCGTACGTGTCCGCGCCCGAGTAGGTCACGACACATGGATTTGCATTCGTGATGGCCGTGATGTTCTGAGCCGTTAGCTTGACATAGTCACCATTTTTGATGACCCGCATGTACTGGTCGCCGAACTCAAGTACGTAGGTCTGCGTGTCGCTGAAAACAAAAGGAATGAGCCTGACGGCTTTTGTCGAGTCCTTCACCTCACCAATGAACTCGGTGCCGGGACGATTCGCGGCCCCGCCATGTCTCATGACGAATTGGTTCCGAAGCGTCTTTAGGCCTGTTGCATATCGTGAGGTATCAACCCTCGCGTAGAGCGCCGGAGCCACTTCGCCCGATGCAAATGACCGTTGGGATATCGTGCTCACGATTCCCTCGCCACAATATAGTCAGCCTCAGGAGCCGAGTCTGGCTGCTCCTCGTTCACCGCTTGGGCCTGAGCTTTGGTCATCAAGAAATTGTAGAGGCGCTCTGCGCGCTCGCCCATTTTGAACGGATCGCCACCCGTCACTTGCGGCGCGATCATGATCGCCAGGTTTAAAGAGAAGGCCAAGATGAAGTCCGGCGTGAACTCTTCGGTCGCCGTGATTCGCATCGTGTACTCGGCTATCGCATCGGTCTGATCTGTATAGATCAAACGGCCTGAGGCATCGCGGCCGATCTTGTATTTGATCCGCTGATCAGCAGTCTCGCTCCGATTCCCGGATTCAATCCTTCGCATATTTATGCAATCGGAAGGGTATCTGTATGCATAAGCCCATTCATTCGTTGGGTCCTCTTCAACGAGTCCGAGGTCTGCGATCTTTGTCGCAAACGGCCAGTTGAAGTCGCGAAGTGTAGCGTCTCGAACAGTCTCGTAAAAGCTCCGGCAAACGATAGCCTCGGTGCTTTGTTCCGTTGTCAGGTTTGCGATCGTGGTCGAAACCCCGAGGTGTCTTAACGCCTGATTGCAAATGTCAGTGCTCGATGCCATTTAAAACTCCCGACCGCTATTAGGCGGCAAAGGAAAAGAAGGCGGGGCCTATTGCTCACCCCGCCCAGTAAGATCAGATCACGTCAGAATCAGAGACATCCTCAACTTTCGGCTTTGCAGGGCGGCTAGCCTTAGTTGGTCGGCGATACTCGGCCTCGTCAGCCTTGTCCGCTTCGATCATCCATTTGGACGACAGTTGTTTCTCGGCCGGGATAACGATGGACTTGCCGTCTTTATCCTTGCCCTTTCGATCAACGAGAGTGAACTCTTCACCCTCTTTGATTCGTCGGTGATTGTAGTAACCCATCTTTGTCGCTATCACTCGCATGACCTACTCCTTACGAAATCGTGATGTTGTCAGCGTAAGCTTTATACTTGTCGATCATCGAGAGCGGCAGAAGGTCTGCTGTTACTGTGATGCTGGGGCTTGTGCCGCCAACATTGTAGTAAACGCGCAGATAGCGCTCAACCGCAGCGCCAACGGGGATCGGCAGGATGTGCTTCGACCCGAGAGTCAAAGCAGCATAGCCGATCGAGTGAGCGATCAAATCAGTTGCAGACGAGAAACCAGCGTTGTCGTCTGTCTCGATCTGAAACTCATAGGTCTCATCCGTTGTCGTGCCGTCGGCAGCAACGTCAACTGTGAGCATGACGGCCATGGGCTCGCCATCGAACAAGTTGCGTGCTACGCCAAGGTCGATGATGTTTGTGGAACCTGCGTCAGCTGTAACAGCCTGCGCATCCGAAAAGCGATGTTGTGCATCAATAAACATTTTGAACTCCTTTTATTTTCGTTACGCCACTGCCGCTTCTGTTTCGAGAAGTGCATCGACGATCTTGATTGGGATTCCACGGAATGTCGGAACAGAGACGCCATCGACGTCTTTGTAGACAAGTCCGCCGCCTGAGATCACGTCGTCGCGACGTTGGATGTCGAGCATTTGGAAAACTGTGCGGTTCATGTAGAACACGGGCTTTCCCATCTTCATGTTCGGAAGACGGTGAACCGCCTTGATCATGAGCTCGATGAGGTCCGCAGCCGACGATTTCGCAACGAGGTTCGAAATGTCGATGTTCGGGATACGAACAACATGGCGCCAGTCGCGTAGTGCAACGCCGCACTTCCATGTCCACTGGTCCTGGAATGCGCGCATGCGCGTGCCGCCAATACCTGCCGACGTTTCGATTGTCTGCTCGCCGTGATCAGCGTGCGACAAACCTGCCATCGATCCTTTTGGATAGATGCCATGGATCGTCTGAGCGCCCCATGAAATCAACCAGATCGACGAGTTGTCAGATCCAACGCCGCTGCCAGAAACGATGTTCTGACCGCTTGCTGCCGACAAAGAAGAGTAACGAACCGCAAGGCCGTTAAACTCTTCAGCCGCAAGGCCTGAGTTTCCATAGATCAAAGTCGACTGCATCTCCTGGTTCATCGCCTCGATGAAGGCTTGGCCCTCAGAGAGTCGGAACGATGCTGCGTTTCCGTTGAGCTTTGCGAGCTCCACGTCAACTTCGCACCATGCCTCGAGCATTCCACACTGCTCGTCGACCTGTGCAGTTGTCGACTTGGAAGGCTGCACGCCCTGGTTGATCAGGCGCCACGCTACTGTTGGCAGTCCTGTGCGGATTGTGGTCCGCTCGCCCGTGGGCAAGTTGCCCTCTTTCCAAAGCATATCGTCGAGCATCTCGTTTGTTTGCGAGAGCATCTCAACGATAGTTGGGATCTTTCCGTCTGGATCAAGTCGCTTTGCGATGTCCGCAAGTGTTGCGACGTTTGCGCCTAAAGTTGCCATTTAATACTCCTGGCCCCTAGTTATGGGGCAAAGGAAAAGGGTTATTGTTTACCGTAGAAGAGTTCCTCTGCTGATTTCTTGCCACCCGCTTGAGCGCCAGGCATCACGAGTTTGTCTTCTGCCATTGCCTTGCCAATGCGAAGGAATGTTCGGATCAGCTCGGGATGATTCCCATACCCTGACTCGTCGAGGATCTTGGCAAACTCCTCGCTCGCATACTTGGCCACGACTCGTTTCGCCAGCTCAGCGTTCTCTCGATACGCATCACCGCCGATCTCTTTGTCTTTAAAGCCGTTCTGCTTCCACTCCTCTTTGACCGCCGCAAACTGTGAATCGAGTGCTTTCGCATACGAGTCCACGGCCAAGTGCTCACGATCTAAAACCGCCTGAGCCATGTCCTGACTGAGTTTCATTTCCTTCGCGTAGGCTGAAACTCTATCGATGGCCGATTGGTCTAGCGTTGACCCTTCCGGCAGCTTTAGCTCGTACTTCTCAGGCACGGCCGGGGCTGCGGGCTGGGCTTCACTTGTTGCTTGTGGCGTTGCTGCCTGAGTCGTTTCGGTAGTCGCTGCGGCTGTACTGGCCGTCGCTTCTGCCGTCTGACTTGTCGCTGTTGCCTCGGCTGTCGGTGTTGCTTGGGCCGTGGCTGCTACTACTTCAGACATTGTCGTCATCTCCTTTTCGGTTTTCTTTGATCATTAATAAATAGGCTTCGGGTTCTGCATCCATGATTTCAGCGATGACAAAGAGCCCGATGCTGCGCTTCCCTTCGAGAAAGAAAGTCTCTGAGCTGCCTGTGAAGCTCTCGCGATAGACGCCGCATTTCTCCATGAGACGCCATAGAAAGCGCCGGCCCTCAGTCGTGCCGAGCATTGAGCGAATGTCATTGACCTCGCGCTCACGCCGAAACTTCTGTTTCTGGCTTTGATCCTTGATCTGATCCTCGTCTGCTGCGTTTCTCTTTGCGCTCATCGTCTAAAGACCCTTCTTAAAAGCGGATATGGATACGAGCCATTTGGGATGATTGTGATCGTCCCGGTTGGCGGAAAGAACCGGCCGGCGAACATCGTCTTTGGGAAGTAGCTTGATGCAAACATTAGTCTCCCGTGTCGTATGTGACGGCTGTTCTGTTTCCGTTGCTGTCAACCGTTGCAACGATACGGTTCTTTGAATCATTCACATCTCTGATGATGACGGTCGCGGTCTCGGCGCCCGATAGCTTTCCGGCCACAGCCGACAAGATGAGCCTGAGTGTTTCGCGCATCGAGACACCAGTCTCCACGTCTGAGTTATCAAGGAGCGACGACGCCAGACCTTCGGGGCTGAGGTCGGTGAATGGGCTTATGTCCGCACCAAGTCTGCCAATGCCTTTCAGATTTGAATCGATCGCGCCAACGCCATTAAGGGCCGCAGCCAATGGAATGAGCGCGCTTAAGTTCGCGGTGATCGATCCTGTTCCATTGAGTGCAGCGGCAAGACTCGACACTGCCGCGAGCTGCGCATCAGTGATGAGACCCTGACCATTTAAAGCGGCTGCCATTTGAACAAGCTGACTTAGTTGAGCTGTCGTGACCGTGCCGTCTCCAGCAATAGTCGCCGAGGCAGTCTTTACATTTAAAGCGGAAGCCGCGACGCTCGACGATCCTCTGACTTGAACGAACGACGAAAGTCCGCCGCCCGTCTGAGCGATCAAAAAAGAACCTGGAGGCTCATAGCCCATCGGCCGCGAGTAGTTCTTTGGCAAAGCCAGGAACGAGTTTCGCATCTTGTTCGTCTTGCCATAATTCGCACGCGTGTCGGCAACAGAAGGTCCTGTTGAGAACCCTCCCGCAGTTTTATTTAAAACTGAATAGTTGCCGATCAATGCCATCTGTTAACCCCAAGCGAAATCGAGGTGACCGTAGAACGCCGAGTTAACTGGCGTCGCGGCACCGTGATAGATGAGCCAGTGAAGATTCGCGCCGTCGTAGACTCGCGGAAGCGACGGGACCTGGTTAAGGAAATCGCGCTCTGCTGCGACACCGATCGTCGTCATTGGCATGGTGATGAGTGGTTTACAGAGTGCTACCGAGAACGTGCCGGAGACATACGATGCAGACAGGTTGATCTGTGTGATGGCTCGGATTCCGGAGTCACCGCTCGCAAGTGGAATAAATGGTCCGTACTTTCCAGATCCAGTACCAGAGTAAAAAATCAGACCGTTCGCTGCCGCAGTCTTACAGGCTGGCAAAGTTGTCGGAGTTGTGTTGCCAGTGTTCCCGTCCTGGTCAGTGTATGTGATCGACAAGTTCGGAGTTGCTGCACCCATCGCAGTCGTTGAGTTGTTGAACGCAAAGGCCTGCACCCCTGCTCCTGAAGTGTATCGCGGTAAAGTTACCGTGTTATCGGTCGCCTGGTTTCCAGTCGTGGTCACAGACGTGACGCGATAGAATCCGAGAAGATCGATCAGCATCAAGACCGATGGCATCGTGGTCGCAGCCGCACTGAATGCCGATGCGTTTACGATGTGCTTCGTGTCGGTTGATACGTTCCCGCCATGCAAGATGCCGCCTGCGCCAGCCGTCGAATCACTCGTGGCCTGAAACGCCAAGTTTGTACCAGAGTTGTAAATGGTGCCGGCCGCAGGGTTACCGCCGCCGTTTGCTAAGACCGACCACTCACCAGCAACAGCCGCCGTTGTCGGCAGCATGTTTTTATTCCAGTCAGCGCGGTAGAACTTCCCGTTTACCGTTGCTTCGTTGATGAAGTCGTCCATTGATGTAAAGCCAGCCATGCGTTCCCCTCAGTTCCAAATTGCCGTTAGTTCGCCGTGAATGTTCACACCTGAAAGCGAACCGTTCGGGAGACAAATGAAGTTCAAATAGGCGCCGTCTTGAATCACTGGCGCACTCGCCTGCATCGTTAAATAGTCAACCTCGACCGGCGCCGTCTGTTCTCTGATCTGAATCGACGCCAAAGGCTTAACAAGCACCAAGTGGAATAGACCAACATCAGCGCCAGAGATCATCTGTACACCTTCAATCGACCTCACTCCGGTATCGGTTCCCTGAAGTGGAAGGAACGGCCCAGCGGCCGATGCGTTCGCATTCTGCCCACTGACGATTGATCCGACTGCTGCCGCCGTGTTCATGATGACCGTCGATGTGAATCGATCAGACACACCGTCTTGATTCGTATATCGAACACGGAACGTCTGACCTCCAGCCCCCGCCGCAGCAAGTACCGCCATGATCTTTACTCCAGTGCCGTCAGTGTACCGAGTCAGCGACTCAGTATTCACAGTGGACTGCTCCTCAGTCTCGCCCATGTCACAGAACGGGTAATAGAGTAGGTAGTCACAGAGCTTCATCGGCATTGGAAGCCCAGTTGCAGACGACGACATCACAAGCAAGCGGCGAATGATCTTTTGTTTTGGCGATACGTCGCCGCCATGAAGCATCCCACTGGCCGACGATTGGCTTAGCGCTGTGGCCTCAAGAGGCGGTGATGCATAATAGAACGGCTTTGGATTTCCGCCGCTCGACGCCATGTCGAACCAAATCCCGGCAGTCGTGACCTGTGAAGGCGCCTTGCGGAACTGAGTGTATTTCTCAGCTCCGGCAATGTGTGCCTCCACAATTTCACGCATACCGTAGAAGCCAGCCATCAATCCTCAGTAACTGTGAAAGTGCCAACCGGGAACTGGAGCGTGATGCCAGACGATACACTCCGCGAAGCGCTCAATGCGCCAGAGTGAAGAATCGTCCCGGCTCCGCTTGACGTTGTAACGAACGCGCAGTGCGTGACAGTCTCCGAACCAGAAGTGCATTCAGGGAATGATATCTGCACCAGATTTGAAATGGTGTTGCCCGACAGATCAAACTCAGTCGCGCGGTCAACAGCAACGCGAGCGTAGCCGCCGAATGCGCATTCGTTCGTGTTCGCCGAGCCAGCTTCACCTGGATCTGAAGTGTAGAGCGCTGCCCAGAGGTCAGTGTTTGCAGCCCATGGAAAGGCCGTCGCTTCATACATCGCAGCCAGGACTGCGTTCTCTGCGGTATTAGACTTGGACATAACCTATCCTCTTCTTGAGCGCTTCGAACTCAGAATTGAGTCCAGAAATGATCGCCGACAGTTCGGCCTTCTCTTTCTTCATGATCTCGATTTCAGCCTCGACAGCCTTTGCGTCTTGCAATGCCTTGGCACGCGCGACCTCAGAGACCGTCTTTGTTTCAAACGCCTTGGTGTGCGCTTGGCTTACGATCTCGGCAGCCTTCTCTTGCGCAAGTTTCAACACTTGCTCGGCCTTGTCTTTCGCCTCAGCAACTAGGCCGTCGGCGATCGATTGCTCAGCGTCAGCCTTCTCTTTGGCAGCGATGAACTTGGCGTGCGCGTCGGCTTCGTCAGCTTTAAGCTTCAGAAGTCGAGCGCTTGCCTCGTTCCCGGCATTCTCAATCGAGCCGACCTTTTCGATCTCTTCTGCGAAATCAAGCAAACCCTTGAGCATTCGCCCAAGCTTCTTGATGTCATCAACTGCGTGCATCTTTGCATTCGACATTTAAGACCTCCGCATAAGGATGTGAACTGACAATGAAGTGGTGCCGTCGCCGGCTGTGACTCGCGGCCTGATGTATCGAACGATCTCCATGATCGTCTCAACTTTCAGAGCGTTGATGTCGAGTGCGTTGCCTTGAGGGTCTGTCAGAACATGATATGTGCTGCCATCGAGTGAGCCTTCAATTCGAACAGATCCGCCTGTTCCGAGAGTGCCGGTCACTTGTACTGTGCGATCTGCTGATCCCGGCATTTCAATTGGCGAGCCGACGTCGGACCCGGCAAAGGTCATCGGTGTCCACGAATAGACATGCACTTTATCGTTACCGAACGTCGTCGGATTTGAATGCGTTGGTGTTATCGTTGCCATTTAAACCTCACTGCGGAGTTAGCGCCCCCGCATTGGCGTTTTGAATTAATCTTGTTAAAGCGTTGTCGCCTTCCATATCGGCACTTGATAGATCCCGCATTGCGGCTGCGCCCTGCTGTACCGTTGCCGCGACTTGCTGCGCCTGTTGCGCTTGAGCTCGGGCAGAGCGGATCTCTGCGACCTTTTCATCTGGCCGCACGATGCCGGGCTGAAGAGAGAGTCTGTCGCCGTAAACATCGACCATTTGATCGAAGTCCACTTTGTCTGCGACCTCGGGATTGACCGAGAGAAGCCCGTTTGCAAACCCAGCAAAGCGCTCAATGCCAGCAATGCCGGCGAGCTTCTGCGCTTGAGCCATGATTGAGATGTATTCGACGCGGAGGCTCTTTCCTTGGATGTCTTGCGGTGGCTCAGGGATAAGGCCTTGGCGATCCATGATTGTGAAAGCAATGTCGATCAACGGGTCGAGAAGATCCTGATTGAGCTGCTCGAGTACCGGACCAAGTGCCAAAAGCTTTTCCTCTTGGCGAACGTCGACCTCGCGGGCCGTGATCTCGCGTCGATCTGTATTCGACAGCATCAAGAACAGGTCCTCATAGAACACCCGCTTGATCCGCATCTGATATTCTTGGATGTCCATGATCAGTTCATTCACGCGAGGATTGACCTCGTGAACTGGGCGCATTCCGCTTGTGCCTTCGCGCGCATCGCTAAAGCTGACGTCACCAGGGAGCAGGCTGATCTTTGTGTTAGCCATTGATGTCGGTGCGACCATCGGCGGATTGACCATCTTCTCGATGGCCTGCGCTTTCTTCTTTTGCATGAGCTGAAGCGCTCGAATATCGCCAAGCGCGATCATTCCAGGACATTCAGTGCCGTAGACGTCCTCGCCGGTCACTTCCCAACGCGGGCAAAGAACCGGGAAATAGTCATAGCCCATCTCGCGGAGAATCTTATCCTCGTCGCCTGCGGATTTTGACGAGCCCTTCTCGTAATAGCACGAGCTGAATTTCTTGTGCTTCGATTCAACCTTTGAGTCATCGAAGTCTTGGTTCGGGCGGATCATGTGACAGACATCAACCCACGCCTCGCCGTGTCCGCTCTCGTACTGTGATCGAACTGAGTTTGAGATATTGTCCCAGATCACCTTGCCGGATCTGTCGCGAACGCCAAAGCGATCGACGACCTGACGGACTGTCATCCGAAACTCGCGATAGAATATGTCGACTTTGAGTTTGTCGTTTACTGCGATCGCGTATGATCCGATCGGGAAAACATAGAACCGCATGACCTCATCGAAGTCCTCCTCGACCATCATTGCGGCTGTGCCGAATACCCCCATGTCGCCGTAAACAGTTGGCAAGACATTGTATAGGTTAGACTTGATGAAGGTCGCACTCATCCGTTCTGTAACAATATGAAGCCAGTCTTTTACCGGCCCTGACTCCATGAACTGAGGATCTGGGATTGAGAGACGAAACCATGGTCTTGCGGGAGAAGTGACCCCGGACATCATGCCAGAACGGAGAGTCCGGGCGGCCATGGTTGCCGTTGCGTCAATGATCTTTTGATTCTTTCGGTCGCCCTTGTTGTTTTCTGAAGTCGTAAAACGCGGGCGTCGCGGAAGGATATGCTCGCCAAGGTCGCGCCAGTGCGACAGAAACGATGAGCGTTCGTTCTCAAGCTGTGCTCTGAGGATGTCGAACTGCTTTCGCTTTGTGAGTTCGTTCTTGAATCCCGACATCTATTGCCCCAACAGCGTCTTGCGCCCAGGTACATATCCATTCGGAACACCGCTCGGACCGGTCAGAATCGTTGACGAACGGCCGCCGGCATTGGCTGCCATCGATCGTTGTCTTGCGCGAGAGAGGTCACGATTTTTGATCATTGTCTGCTGTGCCTCGGCCGACTGCCTGTCCGAGATAAGCCGATTGACGTCGGCCTCTTGCTTCGCTGCCGCAGCTTCCGCGGCTTGTTTCATTCTTTCAGGCGCCTCGATTGCATCGCCAACGCCTTTACCGCCAGCGCTTGCCATCGATCCGACCGGGTTCAGCACGCTTCCGATTTGCTTTCCCAGCAGTTTATCCGCCGCCGCTCCGATTGGATTGGCTGCGATCTGAAGTACGTTTGAAACAGAAGGCATCCCGCCCATATCAAAGCTCCATTAAAAAGCTGCGTTCTTGCAGCCTGAATCCGTTTCGGACCATGAACTCATCGCTGACCGGACTATGTGATTCGAGATTGCAAGTGATCCAATCAGCGTTCTCTGCCCCAAATTTCTTGAACTCTTGGAACAGCATGAAACCAGCGCGAGTCCCGCGGTGATTCTCAGACACCCACCAAAACGTCTCTGAAAGTACGGTGATGTCGGGATTGAACATATGCGGCGACAAAACGCCTGAGATGAACCCAACCGGGCCATGCGTATCGTGATGAGCGATCGCAAAGAAGTGGTCGCGAATGATGATCTCAAGGCCATGGGTCGCCATCGCTTCGTTTCCGAGCAGCGATAGTTTTGTGCCAAAGAACTCAGCGAACTTTCGAAGTTCACCGAGCAGCCAGGGGATGTCGTCTACTGTTGCGCGCTTGATCGAAATGGACATCTGAGGCCAAGTGTAGAGTATTACTCAACGCTGACAAGTCCTAAATTATAGATGTGCGTTGGGATTTTACGGCTTATCTGCGAATGGGTCCCAGTCCGATATGACTTTAGGCTGATTGAAAAGCGAGCTCATCAACGAGGCCTCGCGGCTTGGCATCTCGGGCATAGCGAACGTGAGACAAAGCGCATCGGCTAAGTCAGGGCTGAAGCCCAGACGCTTTTTGATCTGCTCTTTTGGCTCGAGCAGAAACTTGCCGCCTGAGAATGAATAGGTCGGCGCGATCAGTTCTTTCTTTAGCTCTGGGAGGTTTGGCAGTGCGCCGGCCCGCTTCACCCAGTCGGCCATCAGAAACCACATCTCGGCTCGCTTGTTTGCGTACCGGTCATCGATGGCTTTACCTGCGAATTGCACCTCAACCGGGCTGTGGCCGGCCTGAAGCAGCTGATCAATGACGCCAGAACCATAGCCGCCGGTCCCGTCGATCAACTCAATCTCTGACTTCCATTTGAACTTTGCCTGAGCCACACGAGCTGCGATCTCTGGGGTTCTTGCTCCGCGCATGGTCACTGGCTTAAATGCCAGAAGGCCCTGCCTTGGAAAGATCACGGTGCGGTCATCGCCGAAACGAGCGACGTCAACTCCGAGCCTTTTCTGTGCTCCAGCGACAGCTTCACCCTCAGCGCGCCTGCACATCGAGGCTTCGACCTCATCAATACTCAGGAGCGTATTGAAGCCATGCGGAGGGAACAGTCCAAGGATTGTCGCCATGACCCATGGGTTTGATCGCCCATAGATTCTAATCTGTTCTCTTGCGTGCTCAATATCAACGCGCGGTGTGCGGTTTGGATCGTCCGGGTCAGCCGTGATTGTGATGATCGCCCACTGCTCGTTCTCGTATGTGCATATATGATAGAGGAGTCCAGTCGTACTGGTCGGGTTCCCGGCGCCCGCGATGAGCCCATCGACTACGCCGCCGGTGAATATCTGAGTCGCCTTCTGTCCAACGGTGAGCGGCATGGCGCCGATCTCATCAAGCAAGATGAACGGAAACTCAGAGTGAAGACCTGAGAGCGATCGACCAATTGCTTCGGTATCGGCGTCTTTTGCGTAGGATCTGGCCGAAAGGAACCAAGTCTCCGGATGGTCCTTTGCGGCGATGCGCTCCTGATTCCATGTGAACGCAGTCTTCAGGAATGGCGAGCGGCTCTGCCACTTTGAAAGCTCAGCCCATAGGTTATCGCGAAGGTTGTCTCGTCCTTCGCCTGACAGTGCTGCACCTTTTGGATGCTGCCCGCGGTCGGCAAAGCACGAGAGTCTGTGCCATCCAATCCATGCGAGAACGGCTGACTTTCCGGGACCTGTGCAGGCTTTCATTCCAAGTCTGCGCCTGGGGTTTGCGTCACCGCCAAGAACTGACAGCGCTTCGACTTGCCACTTGTCTGGTTCAACTTGAAAGACATCTCGGACAAACATGACCGGATCTCGCCGCCACTCGCGTATCTTTCTTGCGGCAACGGGATCGATCATTAGAGATGCTTTACTTTAGGCAGCCAAATGGTCGTCTCTGGTGCATTTGACTTCGATACTTCTCTGGCCCGATTGATCATCGCCATGGCGTAACCATGAGCCGCGGTGACATCCTCGCCACCTGAATTGATCATTTTCGCCACGGTTTCAAACGTGGGATTGGCCTCGATCTTCACTTTGCCGTCGGCTGCATCCTCGACTGTGATCGTAATCCGAGCCATCAATCCCCCTCGATTTCTTTCTTTTGCGAGGCGACAACGAGCGCCTCAAGAGTCAGCGAGCCACTCACTTCGAGCTTTTCAGTGAAGAGTTTTAAGTGCTTCCCGAGCATTTCGAGCGCCTTGTTTTTGTCCCAGAACTTGAGTTTCTTTGTGAGACCGATCTGATGGCGGTCTTGACCAAAGCCATCGAACAGCTCGTCAACCTCGATTGATTGAATCGCCCGACGCACGTCCGTTGGGATTTCTTTGAGTGGCTTTAAGCTGCCATCATCTTTAAAAGCTTCGCCAATATCGGAGGTCGCAATCCGTAACAGTTCCCGTAAGACTGTGTCAGATTCCACTTGAACTCTCGCAAGCCGCTCCTGATTGAGCTCGGCGATGCGGGCTTGAATGTCTGGATCCGCGAGCATGGTCGAGGCTTGGGTCTTTGCTGACTTCTCGGAATATCCGGCCCTGATCGCTGCGTTCTGACCGTGGAGGTCAACAAGATACTCGCGGCAAAATGCGTCCTGCATTGGCACCAATATCTTAGACATCGCCAACCATCCTGCCGATGACCAGATCCTCTGGGGTTATGTCGATCTGCATCTCTTCTGCGACCTTTAGGATTCTGGCCTGCGCTTTTCCTGGCACCTGTCCATTTGCGCCCTTACGGGATCTCGGGCGCTTCCATGCGCAGACCGATCCCTTGTCCCGTCCGATCGCGTTCGCCGCTGCCGTAACGCCGCCAAACGCATAGATGACGTACTCTGCTGGCCGCATGAATCGCATTCAGTATCCCCCGCCGTTGGGCTTATCCCAATAGTGTAGAGTAATACTCTACAGACTTGTCAACTTGCCGGCCGTTGGGATTTAGGACACACTGGGTCAATGAAGCATGATGCCGAGTGGTTCAAGCGCATGGTCGAAGAGACTCCGGAAGGCAGTCAGCGACAACTTGCGCCAAAGCTTATGAACTCCGAAGGGCGTCCAATGGACGTCGCATCGCTCAATAAGATCATCAACGGCAAGCAGCCGATGTTCGTTTCCGATGCGGTACAGCTTGCGAAGGCTTTCGGCTGTGACGTTACCGAAGTGATTCGACGGGCTGGGTTTCGGGCTTGAGAGCCTTCTCGTACAGATCGACCAGCCATTCCGCATTCGGCTCAGCGTCAGGCCCCTCAAGGTAATACTTGCGAACCGCAGCCATACACTTCTCTTTCGATTGATTCAGCGTGGCCCACTTTCCACTGCGCTTTAGAAAAACGTAGACGCATATAAAATTCAAGAAGTCCTGCACCTGGCCTTCACTGCGTTCAATCTTACCGCCATCAGCAATGCGCCACTTGATATTGAACAGCCAGCCTTGAACAATATTGACCACGTTGAGCAGTCGATAGTGCTTGTGCCATGCGGCCCATAGGCCTGCGCTCATAATTGTTTTAGTGCCTGGGATTTTGATTCTGAATCCTTTTGCGTACCACGGCCTGCAAAGAATCAGCGGCAACACTTGGTCGGCTGACGTGTCATCCTCTCTCCATATCGAGTTTGGATGCCTGAGAAAACCTGCGGACGTAACGAATTGGCTGAGCGGTCTTGGCTCTCCGCTCAAAATCACATGGCGCGCAGTCTCAGCGCAACTATCGCCAAGGTTGGCCGGATGTCCTGGCTCATATTTCTCTCTGATTAGGCAGCCCAGTTCGTCAAATTTCATTTCAAAGCCTCCCTCATAAGAGCCTCAACCAAGTACGCTTGCGGTTCATCATTGTCGAGCTGTGGCTTCCATCCTCTTGATTCAAGCAAAGCATTTGCAGCGTGCACGCATTCGTGTGCAATGGTCGGTGCGTGTTTCTTTCTTGTCCATACCAAGTAAATTGTTGAGCCGTTATCGGCTCTAACGCTAAAGACAGATCCGCCCTTCTGCGAAAGGTCTGGCTCATAGTCGTGATGCTTTTTCAGATAGGCCGCCATGTTCTGGTATGACCAGCCAACGCAAAACCAGAAACTTTGACGCCAGTATTCGCAGAAATGATGCGATGGCTTCATTCGGCTGCCTCGTATGTCGCCTCAAAGATGTCCGGCTTTACTGGATAGAACTCGCCCTTGATTCCTTTAATTATCCAATCGCCAACACTGGCGGCTAAATCACCCTCAAGCGTATAGATGACAGGAATATCGCAAGGCAAAAGATCGCCTTCCCAAATGTCGCTCGCTCGACCCATAAACTTCAAAATTTCAAAGCAATTGTTTCCGTTATATTGAACGGCCTCAATGACAACGGGTTTCTTTCTGTACTTCACTTATCCCCCTCGAGCGCCTCGCGCGCAGTCTTGCCAGCAATAATCTGCAAAATATTCAGCGACCATTCGTCCCTCTGATAACCGTATGACTCAACATCGCCGATGATCGTGCGCCTAGCCTCGTGCAATTCGTCTTTCGTTGTCACCATCCAGTTGTTTGCATCGGCATAAAACCTTAGCGCATCCCTCAACTTCTCCACCTTCTTCTTCTCGCGGCTTAGCTCTGCTTTTAGCTCATCTGTGTTTTTAGCTTCGTACTCACGATTCCTAAAAACATCTAGCCGCTCTTTCAGCTCATCCCGCTCTGCTGCGAGCGCGTCGTAGTCAGAGGATAGAACAAACTCATGCTGACCTTTTTCAATTGCAGTAGGCTGTAGGAATTTGTTAAAGCGCAAAATATATTCGCCATCAAAAGTCATCAAACACCTTCGCGGCGATTTGTCTGCGGTCATGGTTTTTCCTCGTATCGACGAATCAAAGTGTTTTTTAAGTTACCCAAAACGTTCATCAAATTGTTGTGCTCGCGAGTCGCGCCTTCCGGATCAGAATAGGGCAGTTCTTTGTGCGCCTTGATGAATAGAAGCTCAGTCTCTTCAATGTTTCTAATGGCGTACTTAAGCCCCATCTTAAATGCTTCTTGCGACAAGTAATGACTTGATCCGCCGTGCAGATCGGCCAACGCCTCAAGTTCTTTTTGGCTTTGTTCAAGGCGCATCGCTCGATGTTTTTTAATAATCTCGTATCCAGTTGTCGGTTTCACATGGCCGTGGGTCATGGCTTCGCCTCCGCAAAAAACACAGTGAACCAAAGCCATGACCACATCCAATATCTGTCAGACATTGCATTGAAAAACTGTGCTGGCATTGAGTTTCCACTTTCTTCAATTCCAGGCATCCAGAAAAACTCTCTTGTGCGAAGACCAAAACGCAGTCGCCAACTGTCGGTGTCAATTCCAAATCCGATATTCATATCACTCCAATCAAAAGGCTCGGCGAGCGGTGCGACCCTTGTCGTTCTACTGCGCTCGTGAGTCACTAGACGGCACATCCCCTTGTGGGGAATCTGGAGCTTCCAACTCCTACCGCTCGCCTTGCCAAAACTATTCAAGTTCGCTTTTGTTCACTTCATCACCTCAACCAACTTGGCATCCTGTTTCCTTTTGTTAAACGAAAGAACGTGCAGGTCGCCGAACTCTGCGAACAGGCACCACATAAAATAGTTTCGCTGGTTCCTCAATGTTGCCACCATGCGCAGGAGTGTAGTTACGTCGTCAGTGCCGGTAAGCATCAAGTCTTTCGCGGCATCATTCCGCATTTTGATTGCTTTGAGTTTGGCGTTCAGTTGGCTCATCTCATCGCCTCAATCACGATCTTGATCACTGCACTCCAGAACAACCAAATAAACGCGCCGACAAAGCCCCACACTAAAAGCGCGAACGGCTCAATTTTGTTCATGTGTCACCTCTGGCATTAGCGCCGCTGCTTTGACGTTGTAGTGATTCTTGTTGAGCCACGCTTTTGCTTTGTGGCAAAGCACTCGAACGCGATAGCTGCTGGCTCGATCGGGTCCGAATAGTATTTCAACCGGAACAGGTGCCGTTGCTATCGGATGCCCGTAGCATTTGGCTCTTGCTTTGACTGGCTTCCAGATTGCGCGTGTGCCTTTCTGAAATGTGCTCATTTCTTAACTCCTGAAGGCGCTGGGATATTCCCAACGGTTGATTGATTTTCTTCGATTCTTGCGATCTCAATTTCGACTCTTGCCTCACCGCCGAACGACTTCGATGCGTGCAGGATGTGGATAAGCTTGTCGTCTTCAATGACGCCGGACTTTTGAAGCGCGTCGCTTACACCTTCAACGAGGTTCGATGTGTCGGCCTCGCCTTGCCGGTTGACGAAAAAGAACCTGTATCTGACTTCGAGCGGTTCTGCGATTGGCTCACGTCCGGCCCATTGCCGTTTCATGTGAAGCATTGCGATTCGCTCCCAAGCGATGAACTTGGGCGAATAGATGGCGCGCTTTCTTGAGCCCGAGCCTACAATGCGCTGCGTGTTTTTCTTTACGATGACGCGGCCAGGGATTGAGCAGATGAAGAGTGGGGTCATGTGCCTGTCTTTCTGGACTCGTTTGCGGTCCAAGGGATGAGCCTTGTCACGTCGAGTAGCGTGACGACGACGCCGTCTTTCGTTTCCACAAACGTCGCGCCTTCCCATTCGCTTTGAATCTGCTCAGTGAGATTCGTGCGAAGTCGTGGAATCATCGATGTGATGTTTTGACTGATGGCCTTGCCAAGTACCTCAACCGCCATCTTTGTTCCAATGAGGCATCGCCTTTGTTCTGCGGTTTCTTTTGCCAATGTCCGAAGGTATTGGTCCCAGCACGTCGGTAGTTTCATACGGTCCTACTTCTTTGACGAAGCTGCGTTCTGGTTGATAATCAACCTCGACGGCAGCTCCGGTTTTTCCGAATCTGTTCTTTGTGGCCTTGATGATGTTTTTGCCTGCATCGTCTTTGAAGAAATGCATGACGCTTGATGCGGGAAAGGCTGAGCGCTTTGAGCCGCTCATCTTGCCGTCACCGTCGCCTGACTCTTGAGCGAGCATGAGACAATAGATCGAGAGTTCTTTTGCAAGCCGCTCAACGGCCTCGACTGCGAGTTGGAGCGCTTTCCATTCAGGAGTCTCGCGCGATGTCTTAAGTTCAATCTTTTGGTCGTAGTCAATAATGAGAAGATCAAGACCGGAGTTGGCTTTGAATCGTCTCGCAAGGGATTCGAGGTCAAACATTGATAGCGTCGTGCCCTTAGTGAAAAACAGGCGACGCGCGATATGCTCCTCTTGAATCTTGAGGATCTTCTCCATGATCAGCGTCGGATCGCCCTTGATTTGGCGATAACTGAGATTGCCCGATGCCATCATGAGTCGCTGAGCGAAGTCGTGCTCGGCCATCTCCATGTTAACGAAAACGGTTGAGAGGGTTTTCGACGCCGAGAGTGCCAAGCTTGATGCGAGGTTGGTTTTTCCGAATCCTGTTTTCGCGACAATGAGTCCGACGCGGCCGGGATTGAACCCGCCGATCATCGAACTCAGGTGCGGCCACTCGTCGAGTTCGCGCTCGGACATGCCGGCTTGAAAGTCTGACTCCATGCGTTCAACGAACGATTGGATGTTAACGCCGTAATGAATCGCATCTGATTTTGGCGAAACGAATCGGAATGCTTGGATCAATTCGGGTCCGCGATCGGGATGTTTCATCAGCGCTCGACTGAGTTCGAGTGATGTTGCTTCGTTTAACGCGTCGAGATACAGTCGTTGGATGTCGGAACGTGACGGCAAGTCTTTCGCAGGTCCGAGCTGTTTTAGTTCCGATTCGAGTTTGAGTTCGGCATAAACGTGGTTCTTTTTTTCGCGCAATTCGATGTACTTTTGCGCAACGCGTTTCGTCTCACCTTGCGGCCAGTCATCGGGATTGATTCCGAGCGAACGGAAATCAAGCAACGCACGCTCGTCAGACACGAGCCATCCACAAAGCGCTATAAGCATCTCTGAGAGCTTCAAAGCGACACCGCCACTTGACCCCTACGCTGCCCGACTTCGTCGCGCCACGAAGCTGCTACGTAGCTTAAAACGTCTTCCACTCCACGATCGACAATCCGATCAGCTAAATCCTCAAACCACGACCAACACTCTTCTGGTTTTTCAAAGACTGCCATCGCTTCCCGAATTCTTTGGGATGTGGCGAAGTTGGAAAGATTCTCTTTTCCGGAACGCTCAACGAGATACGCAAAACACTGCTCGTATTTTTTTCTGTCACCCTTGAACTGACTTTCGAAATCAGCAACAGGGTTCCGTTCTTTTGAAATTGAATCTTTTGATTTTGGCGGAGGCGGTTCCGAAACGCTCTCCTCCTTCTTCTCTTCTCTCTCTTCTCTAGGGAGAGGTTTCTGTAACGGGCGCGTTACGTCCGCGTTACGTGCACGTAACGTCGGCGTTACGTGGACAGTGATGAATCCGAGCTCTTCTAACTTTTTAAGCGAGCTGAGCACTGATTTCTTAGAAATCCTGCAAACGAGTTCGCAGTGATTGACGTCAACATGAATCGTTGGCGACTGTTTTTGCGACACGATTTCGAGCACTCTGAACCAAAAAAGACGTTCTTCTGCGCTGAATTGGTGAAAATCTTGGTCCTCAAGTAGCCGATTTGAGCACTTATACCACGTCGGATGTGTCACATCTTTGCGCGGTTTGAACCGAGATTCGTCGTATTTCATCACTGTTAATTGAAAGACCTTGGCCCTAACTTTTGCCATTACCTGCCCCCCGGCGGTGCAAAACTTTGTTGAGTTCTCGTTGAGTTTTTTTGGTATGATGACGATAGGTAGCCGCACGGATCTCGTGTTGAGACCGCTCGATCGAGCAGATTGAGACGTGTCAAAAGAGGCGAAACAGGATTGAGGCAGTCCCCCAATTCTCCCGCAATGCTCGCCCAAAAATAGCCTAAATTACTGGTAAAAACTGGAGTGAATGGAGAGACGTCAGAGCGACGTTCTCCTAGGTAAACTCGAATGATTCTAGTGAGTTGAAGTGGTCGGGGTGACAGGATTCGAACCTGCGACCTCTTGCTCACGAAGCATGAGGTGTAAAAAATTAAGGTCTCAAAATAAATCATGATTCTTTGACCTCAAATGTGATTTCCCGCACTTTTCCCGCAGTCGAATTTCCAAGAACATTGAGCCTTGGCTTGAGTTCTCCAATCAGCCTAAGTTCTACCGACCCAAGGTCAGCGAGCGGGACTTCCATAAACAACACACGGTCAAAGTCTTTCTCGTCGCGATGCGCAAGAACACGAGCACCAAGCTTGATAGATTGTCCAACGTAGACAACTTCATCACCCTTCAACAGAAAGTAGATACAGCTTTGCTCATGGAAATGAGTGAACTCACAGAGCCGACCTTCGAACGAGCGTATTGGCTCAGGTATTGCGACTGACGGAAGCGGATTCCCATGAACTATCTTGAGCTCGATCGGCAAACTGGTTCCGTTTTGAACATGAATTAAATTATCGAGAACCCAAGCCACAATGTCCGTCTCGAAAAACAAAGGCGGCCCGTCATCTATCCTTACACATGGCGCAACTCCGGCGCGGGCAAGTTCATTTAGCCGACGGACCGACACTCGAGTCTTTTCAGATGCCTCGCCAAGGCTGAGCAGCTTTGGGAATTTGCTTCGTCCGTATAAGTATCCCCGTACTTCGGTGAACCGCCCCATCATAGACCTCCGTTTATCTTGACGATCTCAGCAACGCCGCGAGTGTCCTCTTCGGTGAAATGAAGATATGTTTTTTGTGCCTCATCGAGAGAAAGTCCGGCGTAGTGACAGATCAATGCCGGGTTCGCCGACGTTTTGAACGCACGCGTCAAGAACGAATGGCGCAAATCGTGGAACCGGCCGAACACAAACGCCTTGTTTCGGCACGACTCCCACGCGCTCTTGTTGCCGTCCGACCGCTGCCGTTGAGTCGGATCAATCGGCGACGGGAAAAGCCAAACCTGACCCTTCCCTGCGCGTTCTTTGAGCCGCCCATAAACGACGTCGGAAATGCCAAACTTGCGAGCCTTTCGAATCTTCGTGTCTTCTGCGCGAAGCGTTACCGTCCGCTTTCGCATGTCGATCCGATCCCAACCGAGACCCATGATCTCGCCTTTTCGCATCCCCATGGTGACGGCCATCAATATCTGAAGCTGCAAATCCTCATCGGCGTTTGCCAAAAGTGCAGCGATCTCTTCGTCTGAGAAGACCTTGCCGGCCTCTCGCTCTGGATCCGGGTCGATCAGCATCGGGGTTTTCTTGATCACGCCCATGCGTTTCAGCGACAGAAGGAACATCGACAGCCACTTGCGGTCGTTGAAGAACTTTCGATCCTGCGTAGTTTCGCGGCGTTTCTGTGGGATGTAGACCGACTCCCACCACTTTTCGTCGATCTCTTCTGGCAGCATGCGGCCGATAAACGGCTCAAGATGCTTCCAAGTGTTCTCAATACTGTAGACTGTTGCTGATGATTTGATCCGTTTTTGATCAATGAACTCAGGGAAGAGCTCACCGCAGAGCTTTCGCCCGCGATTGATCGTGCCCTCACCCAAGAACTCGAGACGGTATTTGTCGGCAATGATCTTCGCCTGACCTAAGACCGTCGTCTTGGTTGACCACTCGATGCGCCCTTTCCCTTTTCGGGAGATGCGCAAATAAATGATTTGAGACTCAGGATGCCTGAACAGGTTTTCGCATCCCTTGCCTTTGATCGGATCAAGTTTCATTTCTGAACGAATCTTTTCACGAATGCCCGGACATCCTCTGGGTCAAAGAGGATCTTCTTTCCCGGCTTGTATGTTTTGATCTGACCCTCAGCTACCTTCTGATAGACCGTAGACTTCGGCATCTGTAGAAGTGCCGAGACCTCTTCGATTGAGAGATACCGCTCAAGCTGTTTCTCACCCATCACACTAACTCCATGCTCATTTGACCTTCGAGTGGCTCATCAATTTCAACGTCATCATCAATGACAACAGGCTTATTCCGATTATGAAAGTTCACGGCCGCATCTCTTGGATTGACGGTCACTTTAAATTCATTGCGGTCATTCGTGCCATTGATCACAGCATCCTCTGCGTGGCTGATCATTCGATGCGCAAGATCAAAGTAACTGCGCTTCAACTCAGCGCCGACAAACCTGCGGCCCATTTGAACAGACACAACGCCCTCAGAGCCAATGCCGGTAAACGGCGAGAACACCAAGTCATCTTTAGCCGACCATAGGTCAAGGCACCGATGAATCAGATCCAATTGAAGTGGCGCGATGTGACGCTCGTCCTCACCTTCACGGGCGATGCGGCCGTTGAGAGTGTTCGATTGCTTAATATCAAACCACACTGGGCTTGCGTAGTGCTGCCATCTATCCACAGGGAACTCCTCAGGAGTATGCGCGATAGGCTTTGTATTCACACCTGGCTTTCGGAATGTGACGACATAGTCAGGTAAACCTTGGCGGCTCATTGCTGAGTCCTTTTTGATCTGCTTCCAGAGAAGCCCGAGCGCCTTGGTTCTCTGCATGGCAACGACTGGATCTTTCCAGATACAAACTTCAGAATGATAGATGAACCCACGCTTTTGAAACTCACGGATGACGTCGCCTCGGAAGTCTCTTATGCCGATCACGCCGTCGCGCTGTTTTGAAGTCGTCAGATTCATGCAGTGAATCGACACGTTTCGGCCTGGCCGCATGATGCGAGCCATCTCGTCAACCAAGAATCCAAAGTGAACCCAGAACTCGTCGTAGTTCTTTGAGTTTCCCATGTCGCGGTCACTGTTCGAATAGGTATAGAGCGATGAGAACGGCGGCGAAAACACTGAGTAGTCGATCGAATCAGAATCAATCGAACGAGCCACGTCAACGCAGTCGCCGTTATAGATATCAAAGAACCGTCCCGACTCACGCTTCATATTGTAACTCGACACCTCACGAGTGAGTTGCTTCACTTCACGCTCTTGGAATGCGCGCATATGCTCAACAAGTGATGCCGCCATCTCTTCGGCCTGAGCCTCTTTGCGCTTGATGTTCTCAAGTACGGGACCTTCTGCGGCGTGAGCGATCATCGTGACTGTCACTGGCTTCGTCTGTCCAAAACGGTAACATCTGCGAACGGCCTGATATATCTGCTCAAAAGAGTCCGATAGTCCGACGAACGCCATTTGATTGCAATGCTGCCAGTTAAGGCCAAAGCCTGCGATCTTTGGCTTTGTGATCAGAACGCGAAGTCTGCCTTCGGCAAAGTCGATCAGTGCCTTCTCTTTTTTCTCAAGTTTGTCTGACCCTTTAATCTCAACTGATCCGGGTATCATTTCGACAAGCTTCTCACTCTCATCGTTTCTGTGGCACCAGACGATGAACGGACCTTCTGACTTATTCACAAGATCAGCACATGCCTGGACTCGTTCATCAACGGTCTCACGCTTCACCTGCTGCCGAGCCTGTATGCCGTAAACTTCCGGCGCAGTCTCGGTCATCTCACCAACGGCCAGCAGATTCATGTGCAACTCTGGAAGATCGTAGCCTTCTGCCGAGAACCCAATATCCGATGGCTTCTTGATGAATACCGACCACGTCGCAAGCCACTCCCAGAACTTCGCCTTGCCGTGACCTTTAAGTCGCCACTTCGATGTCTCTGCTGAGTCGTGAATGAAGAACATCGAGAGCATTTCGACTTGGCTCATCACGCCAAGGAACTCGGCCTGAGATCCGAGCTCCATGAAGTCATTCGGCGATGGCGTTGCAGTGCAGCTGAGCCGATACGGTATTTTTGAGCAGAGCTCGATCACTTGAGCCCTTGTCTTTGAATCCTGATGCTTGATGATCGACGATTCATCGAGAACGACGCCGTCAAAGAAACACGACTCGATGCCCTCTCTGAAAGACTCAAGCATCTCGTAGTTTGTGATGATGATGCCAGTATCGCGATTCGTGAAGTCGCGCTGGTATCTGATCGTGATACCAAGCTTTGCGGCCTCTCGAATAGTCTGCTGCGCAACGCATAGTGGCGCCACAATCAACACTCGATTGCCGGTGTATTGATGAACCGCCTCAGCCCAGGCGCTTTGAATGAATGACTTTCCAAGGCCAGTGTCGGCGAAGACTGCCGCACGACCACGCTTCAGAGCCCATCGGACGATGGCGGCCTGAAACGGAAACAGCATTTCTGGAAGTGGCATCGACGCTTCAAAGCCTGATGGCTGGTCGAATCGTGCCTTTGAAAGTAAAAATGATTCGTAGTTCACTGCTATCCCCCCGGACGCGTTCAAGATGCCTTCTCTTTTTCTGTCACCACATAGCCGCACCCGCGAAGGTATTCCGCGAGCTCATCATCGCCGTGGAACTCAATCACCTGATCGAGCGATGAATGCTTCTTTAAATATTGAACCATGAGATCAACGCCGATCTCTCTCAGCAGGAGATCCATGTCGCTCAGGCACTTGAAATATTCTGAAATCATGCGCGGCGATAACTGCTCAAGTATCTCTGATGGCGGCACTTCTACGTTGAGTATCATTGCGCCCTCTGTTCTGGCTGAATTGCGCGATACGCCCGAGAGAACTCCAGGCCGACTGCCTCCTGGAGATTCACGCCACGCTCTTCGAGCGCAACGATTGCATCGCCTGCGACCTTGCCTTCATTCGTGCGGTCTTCACCGTTCACATAGTGCGACACAAGCTCAACGTCCTGAGAGAACCCAAAGACGTGCCGAGCTCCTTTGATTTCAAACTGCAGGTAAACGACTCGGCGAATGGTCATGCCCACTGATCTCCCCACTTAAAATTAAGCTTTGCGAGCATCTCGTCCATATCTGAAACGAAGCGCGGAATGAGGTCAGAAAATGCCTTCATTTTCTCTTCATCGCGGCGAACAGTCAGAACCTTGATCGGGTTCTTTTTCATGGCTGGATGATATTGGACAAAGTCCCATGCGTCGGCGTCCATAACCCAAAGACAGAATTGATACTGCCAAACGTACTCAGGCTTGATCTTGTCATCGGTAGCAAAGCGGACGAAGTGCATTGGATTGTACGGGCATTTGATCTCAACGCCACGATAGCCGTCTGCCTCTTGAACCATGCCGTCAGGCGAACAGCCGACTCTGAATGATGAGTCTTTAAAGACGAATGGCAGCTCCTCAACGATTGTGTTTTTCATGAACTCATAGGATGAGCGCGCAGCGTCTTCGTGCTGATGCCCCCAATCAAGATACTTTGAGTTGATCTCTTCCATCTGACCAGTGCAGACCTGAGAGACGAGCTCTGCCATGTATGTAGCCCTGGTCTCTGAATCGAGCTTGGCCACGACGCGAGCAGCGTTGCTTGCCGAGATGACACCAAGCTTTACGCGAAACCACTCGGCCGACGTCTGTTGCGCGATGTTCGCATTGAAACCGAATCGTCCGGCAAACGTGTCGTGAAGTGCTGCAATCTGTTCTCTGGTTTTCATGGCTGTCCCCCGCGCGAGCAGGCGTAGACAAACAGACCAATGACAGCGCACTCCATGAGAATCGCTAGGCAATATCCTCTGTACGCTTTCCAGTATTCCGCATCTTTACTCATGTCTTGGCTTTCTGGTCTATAAACCCGTTAAGCATTACGATTGATCGTTGGATCTCTTGATCTGTGAAGTCTGTGATTGATGTCAGCTGGCGCCCGAAGGTTCTCACAGCGTGATCAATAAATTGCCCCTCTGTGCGGCCTAGCTCTGCGAGCCTTTCGCGCATCTGAGAAAGCTTCACCTCACGCTCAGAGTTAGAGGCGACGAGCACAGGAGCGCTGAAGTCGATCGGATCTGCCTCGTTTGAAATCGCAATTGCCTCGTCAAACCTGCGAAGATCAGTCATCGGCCACGACTTATAGGCCTTTCGGATCACCGTCTTCTTGATCATGTCGTGCTTATCTGTGAGCCATGGCGTCTGCACACCTTTTGACTTGTACGCCTTCCACGAATCAGAACGATCACGAATGGACTCGATCTCAAGCATATTCATGGTCGTTGTGAGAAACTCATCGTCAGCAGTCTTTGCGACGCAGTAGGCGCCGACGAGCTCACCACGCGCCTCGCTGAATGGATTGAACTCATGGATCGGCTTTACGCCTGGACCGCGCGATTCAAACTTGTCATTTGAAAACACGACATCAGCATGCGCCCACTTGATCGAGCCGCAATCTGTCGCAAGCTTCAGGAGTCCAATGTAAGACACGGCCAAGATGATCTTCTTGTCTCGTGGCAAAAGGTACGCAAGCCGATGAACTGGATTGAGTGACAGGCCAATAGCAGCGACATTGATCACCGCACGTTTCAAAGCGTCGGGATTGTTCTGTGCGACCTCAGCTAAGAATGGCTTGTCTTTAAGGATGCCGATCGCAAACGATGCCTCGCGCTCAAAGTTCACAGCGCCATGGATCTGCGCAAGCTGTGCGAACTCTGCGCCTGCCGACTGCACGATCTGTCTCATATTCTCGATCTGTGCGGGCAAACTCATTTCAATCCTCTCAGTATTTTCCGAAGGTTCTCAGCCATGCCCCAGGCGCCCATCGCCTCAAGCCGTTGGATCATTGCGTGAAGGCGCTCAACTGATTCGCTCATGACTCACCCCGCACTTTGTCTAAAACGCGATAACATTTTTCTCTAATCTCGAAAAAATCGTCGGGGCTCACTGCATTCACGGTAAAGCTAATGAGGTGATGAACTAGCTCGAGCATCTCCGGTGCGGCGGCGATCAGGCGAGCGTTAGATGTCATTGCCTTCCGGCTTTCGTTTGAGATTTCTTCAAGCCGGCATATTCCGAAATTCTGCCCGACGTCGGTAATAACAATATAGTCCTCGCCATCATCGATAGCCTTCCACGGTCCGGGTGTGTGCCTCATGACTCACCAATCCTTTCGCAGCGCGAACATGCGCCGTCTGACCAACAGCTATCGGTCGCGTGCATTTCGCCAAACTCATCGATAGGTCCGATTTGAAACTTCGTGCAGGCGCCAGCTTCAGCGCAGCACATCTCTGCGGCTGCGGTGCCCATCGGCTGCTTTCCGCAAGCCACAAGCGACAGCGAAAGAAGGATGACAGCGATGTGTTTCATCGATCACCGCCCGCTCTCAGCATGTCGAAGTCACGAATGCGATCGACCTCATCCATTGGATCAGGGCCAACAGCACAGTGCGTGCGCTTGTTCTTTCTGTGGTATTCATCGAGCGCCCACTTCGAAAGATCCTGTCTTTCAACCGGTGTCAGGAAATCAGTGATGTCCGTCTCACGGCCGCTCATCCCAACCTTGAAAACGTAGAAGTCAACAACTGCGTCATATTCGATTTGAGCTTCGATTCTGAGCGATACCTCAAGATCAGCGTTTGTGACGAACATAAGCCCTCCCGATTTCGGGTAAATAATTCCCTCGCGCAGTTTTCACTGCACGCTTTTTAAGCATCTCTGTTATGGTGCGAGGTCAGCCGGCTTGCTCTCCCGTTTCAGCGAGAGGGAAAAGCCGGCTTTCCTTGTGCGGTGTTCCCTTTGCAATGGCGAGACGTGTTGCCAGTTTGCGAGGAGCTTCACCGCGAAGACATAGGGTGATCGTTGATACCGATACGCCTACCGTAGCCGCGAATTTGGCAATCCCGTTGGGGCCAAGTTGTGCGATTACATTTGCTAAGAGTTCTGAGTCACATCGATTCATGCCATCAATATACCCTAGTTCTGCGGTTTTTCAACATTAAAACCGATTAATCAGAGTATTGAACCATATTGAGACAGGGCGCAGGCTTTAAGTGTTGGAAAATATTGAGAAAGACATTGCGGAGATCGTCCGCATCAACCGTGTAAAAAAGGATTGGACGCAGGCGAACTTGAGCACGAAGCCGCCCATGGCTTTGAACTCGAACCACAGCCGCCAGCTTATTTGATGCACTGACGTTTCGCGATGTCGGCTATCTCGTCCTGAAGCCGCTTGATCTGCACCGCCTGGCTGAATGCCAAGTGCGCGAGTGGTAGCACCATAGACATCACGATCACCAAGACAAGGCCTGCGACGTACAGCCTCATTCGTCCTCTTTGAGCTGATGCTCGGCGATCGCCACGCGCTTATCGAGTGCCTCGTATTTTTCCCAACACTTTGCAAGGTCACGCTTTAGGATGACCGTCTCCTCTTCGCGCGCCTTGATGCTGTTCTCAATCAGAGTCACGCGTTGAGGCGTGCTGATCGTTTCTTTGAAGGCCTTAATGAGAGAATCGGCGATCATCTTCGCGACAAAGCCAAGCGCCGGGAGAATGACCGCCTGTATCTCGGGGCTAAGGTCGGCTAGCATCTTCACGCGTACACCGGCATGAGAATGGCGACGACATCTTTCCGATGATTCCACGGTCTAATTCTGACAAACGCATTCTGCTCGATTGCGTCCTTTTCAGTGAGCGTCTTTGAGCCGCCGCCGCCAGCCTCGATCACATGCTGGTCATCGATCATGAATGCTATGTGAGTGATCTTGTCTGGCCGTGTGCCATAGAACACCAAGGCACCAGGGCCTCGCTGCTCGCGCTCTGAAACGCTCAAGTAAAACTCAAACATTGCCTGCGCCGTCTGATCTCCTGACGGGTCCATACCGACCGATGCAAGAATTTCTTGCACGAGTCCTGAGCAATCAAAGCCACGCATCGGATCATCGCCGCCCCAAATGTAGGGCCTACCGACAAAGTGCCAAGCGTACTCACACGCAATCATCTTTTTGATCATCATCGCCAGGCCTCGCATCTTTGGAGTTTTGATTTGATCGCCAGCAGCTCATCAGTCTTTATGCAAATGAACTCAAAAACCTGAGGCTCATCGCAGTCGATTTTGTGCTTCCCGCGACCGAGCTGACACTTACCCTCATTGATTTCAAAGCCATACATTTCAGGACCCCACTCTGGCTCAGCGCCGGAGCGTGGAAGAGAAATGCAAGATACTGATGCCAAATAGGCAAGCGTCACGAGAATCGCCGCAATCGCAAATATCAGGTCATCGTTTCTTGAACGCATCCTCAAGCCTCTGTCTCGCAAGGTCTCTCTCGGCCGCTGCGACTTTGTATTCCATGACCGCTGATGATAGCTCACCCAAGTCCTCTGCCTTCTTTCGCTCCGCTGCGGCGATAAGCAGTTTGTCGATCAGTCGACCGATGATCACAAGAAGCTCAACGTATGGATTGAGTCCTAGTTTCATGGCTGCGTCTGATCCGCTTTGAGTTCTTTGTATGCCTCCTCAAGCGCCTTCGTTCTCGGATTGATCCCAATCGTTGGAAGGAATGCGAGCGCTTTTATCATGAATGCGCCAAACTTTGATGCGTACTCGTCATCGATCTTTGATGGCGTGAGCCGCACAATGATCGTCGCAAGCACAGTCACCGCCATGCCGAGAAGTGCGATGAGCTGGATGTAGTCAGGGACCTGTTTCAAAATCTCTTCCATGTTAACTCCTTTGGAATTACGTGTTTCTACGCATTTTTACGTGTTTGCCCTAATAACTCCAACGATCCATTCGACGTGCGCCTTCATCAGCGGGGTCCCATACAAGTGACCGCAATCGCATTCGACAATCTGACCGCGCCAAGAATATCAATGCACGCAATGTTGATGCCGGTTGTGCCGTTCGGAACGCCGACTCCGAACACGTTGGTCACATTAGTTGAGCATGTAACCTGGCATGTCGGCTCGGCAGAAAACCAGCCAGGCGTAAAGGTTAGTGTCGGCACAGTGCCTGACGCCGTAACTGACTGGAGCCACCCAGTGCTTTGATTCGTGATTGAAACAGTCGTCGCTCCGGACAAGTTGAGCTTTACTCGTTCAATCTTCTCGCCATTCGTTGTGCCAGTGCTCACGCTGTTCGCGAGGATTGCACTAGCTGGACTTTGCAGCGGATACACCGTCCAATGGACGTCTGGCTGTCCGAGAGTTACGCCGCCATCGGCCTTGATATGGTGGTTGTCAGGAGTACCAGAAATCTCTGTCTCATACATGAGACGAATCATTCTTTGCGCACCGGCACTAAGAACGAAATCACCGCATGTAGCGACGGACCTATATTCTCTTCGATCACCAGACATGGCAACAGAACCCGACATCGCCTTACCTCTTCCCTCTTGAATTATCGTCTGGGAATTAGTGGCTGTTTCAACTAGCTGAAATGTGGAAGCGACGTTGATCGAACCAGCAGGAGCGTCAATATAGTGATTTGCCTCAACGCAAACTCTATATGCACCAGACTTAGGAGGAGTAAATGCAACACTCAATGATTCGTTTCCTGACGAACAGGTAAGTCCGCTCGGAGCATTGGTGCTAGAGCATCCAATTTGAACCGCTGCCGACCCTGAGTTTTGAGTCATAGTCAACGAGCCGTTTTCAATACCAGTATATGACGAAACGCTTGAGGTGCCGAGCGATGGATTAGCACCACTTATCGAAGCGTCAACATACCATCCTTGCGCGTCCGGCATGACGACGGTCTGAGCGGTCCAGCCTACGATGGGGACTCTAAATGTTACGTCGATGCTGTCGTTGGCGGCCCAAGTAATAGGCGTCGTGGAATTTACTATAACTAGAGTATGCGCGGTAGCCGTACTGGGAGACCTAATTCCGACGGAAGTCGTCGAATCATAAAATGCTTTTACGAACCCATTGTAAGACGCGTCGTCACGCATGCTCCCGTCACTATTTGGAAGCTCTACCTGTGTAGTACCTCCGGCCAGTTTTGAAGTGTCAATCACCAACCCCGACGGCAAGTTTACCGTAAGTGACGCCGCCGTAGGAGCGCCGGAAAGAGCAAGCCTAACTTGCACCTCAGCAGTGTCTCCGAGCTGACGCCATTTGCCGGTATATGTCGTATTTGATGTCCACGATCCGGTAGGAGTGTAGCTCGTCCACTCACTGATTAACTGCGTGCTGCCGATGTTGCGGGCGAGCCCAAGATAAGCGTCGTCAATCGCAACCAATGGTTCATTCGCATTTACAGAAACAAGCCTGAGCGCAACTGTGCCGCTCGAAGGACAAGGAAAGTTGATTGTCGAAAGAGCCGGAAGAGTTGAGCTTGTGACCGTAGCACTCACCAGAATATTAGTGCCATCATACGCCTGAATCGTATGCGTCGCAGTACCGCTCGGAGTTTGAATCCTTAAAGCCGCTTCACAGTTTTGACCGTAGTAGCCTTTCTCAATCGTGATTGTCTGAGACGTGAGCGTTTGTGATGCCGACGATGAATCCCAAGTGGCCGAGCCTTTGCCGGTCAAAAGATTCGAGCCGCTCGTGACCGCCGCAAGCGATCCGCCTGAGGCTGTCCATTTAGCAACGCCTGACTCAAACCCTGAGTTGTATGGCGCAAGCCAGTTCTTAACGGCTAATTCTTGCCTATCAAAGTCAGTGAGCGCGGCACGTGAAATGATTGGATTGAGTACCGTGAGAAGAACTAAGAGCCATTGAATTAAAAACTTCATGAGAATGTTACCTCGCTTGCATATACGATCGCGCGAACATCACTCGTCGATGTGTCTGTACCGCGCACCAGTTTAATTAAAATCAAATCACCTGCTGAGACCGATACACCGTTGATCTGACCCGTCGCAGACGTGAGGTCGAACGCCGTGGCCTGTGGCTCGTCAACGGTGCCCGCCGACAGAGTCACCGCAGAGTTAGTCGATGTCCTCTGATTGGTTGTTGATGATATGGCGTCAGTTCCAGGGCGAATGAGAGTCGCCACGGTCTGCATTAAGACATCGTTGGCCGTACCTGCCGACAACCAAACACTGCGCAGATAAATCTGCGTACCCGACTGATATGAGTACGGCACGCGAACGGCCGCATGGAGCTCTTGCGCTAGGCCATATTCAAAAGAATAGACCGCCAACTTGCTTTCGACCGAAGCGACTGGAGAGTTGGCATCCTCGATCCATTGCAGC